ATCACTTTTTGCAAGAAATTGATAAGAACCAGAATCGTTAGAAGAAGTAAAAATTGTGCCTCGGGGAATATAAAATATAGTACTTTGACTGGAAAGACCAGAAGTATATGCATTAACAAAAGCGTTAGAACAAGTAACGGACTTTGGTGTGTAACCAAGTTCTTTTGCTCTAGAAACTACTGATCCGCGTTTTTGTGCAGTATCAAGAAAACTCTCAGAGTGTAGCATATTTGCATAATATGCATTAGTATGAGTATTATATGCAAGAATGTCGATTATCGAGTTTAAAGCAGAGCCTTCAAAATTATAGTCGGTGAACGTTGTGTCTGAGTTCTTTATATAATCTATGATTGCGGCTTTAATCTGATCAAAGTCTAGATCAATTATTGGTGTTGTGGCCATAGTTTTAATTCTTTATTGATTTATTTAATGCTTATCTAAGACGTTCTACAAGTATATTGACTTCAAAAGGTTCTTGAAGATTAATAATTTGGCCAACAACTGTGCATGATAGCGAATTTTGATTATCAAAAGATACAGAAACGGATTGTACATATACTCTAGGTTCATAAGTATTAATGTATTTTCTGACTTCATCCTCTATAATAATTTTCTCCACAGCCGTATTCAATTCAAACAGAGAATCAAATAATGGTGACTTAATCTCTTGGTGGAAAGGCTTATCACCTTCTCTAAGTAAGAGCAAATTAATAACAGCCTGTTTGACGGCATTTATATTTTTCTTTATTGTAAGATTATAAGAATCCGGATGCTTTGTAAAGCCAAAATCAACATCTACATAATCTCGAGAATTTCTAGTTAGTGTTACCATTTTATGCCTCTAATTTCAAAAGACCTTGACCTTTTGTCTTGTCATTCATCAAAGTAAGCGTCTGGTGTCTGCTTCCAGCAGAATTATATGAGATATGAATCCACGGAAGTCTAGTCCCTGTAGTTTTATATTCCAACAATAATTGATCATAAACAATATTGGCTTTAATCCATAAAGCAATATCATAGTAATCTGACTTCGAAGCACCGGTAAATTGCATGTCAGCTGCCATACCACGATTGTGTTGGGAGCCAGTTGTACTTACTCGGAAAGCAGAAGTCACAATCATATTTGGATATTTAGCCTTAATCGGATCAAGACAGTTTTCTGCCAAGTTTTTGAGATTACAAGCAATCTGTGCCTTGGTAAGCCCGTTCTGTGCCGTAATTTTGTAATGAGATACAACAGCATTTGATGAAAGCATGCCGATGGTGAAGTATTTAGATATTTGTGTTGTGTCTGGAATATTATCTTTATTCTCAAACATTGCACATGAACTTGGTATTAGGGCTTCTTTCACGGCTGCAGGTTCCTCATCTTTTTCTATAGGTTTTGCTGCTTTACCTTGGTCTAATTCTTCTTTGGTGATATCGCCAGACTTAATCTGTTCCGCATGGTGAGCATCTACCTGAGCTGGGTCGGCATCATCAAACTTAATCGTTTCTGCACCCAAGAAGTTTTCTGGTATTCTTTTTTCATAATCATTGGTTTTACCAGATCTGGCAGAAGGTGAATTTACTATAGCAGAACCAGAATTTAAATTTATCATTGAAGAATCTATATCGGTTGAAGAGCCAGATTTCATAGAATTTTGGCCACCAACACCTTGTACTAAATTGCCACCAATTTTCCAGTTAACTGATCCACCAACATTATATGTTAGATCTCCATCTACTTCTACTGCCATATTACCAGCAACATAAAGCTTTACATCAGAGCCGACCGATATTCTTGCCGTGCCGTCAATATAGACATAACCGTTGCGCTCGGTGATTGAGTAATTATCACCTACAATCTTATTAACCGTATTGCCGTACTTATCAATTTCGGTGTAAGTGCCGGCAGTGTGATACTGGCTTATTCTTTCATTGCCCGGGGTATCATCGAATTCAATTGTATGACCAGATTCAGTTGTATGTACTTTGTTATATGGATATTGTGCATTATATGCCGGTGCTGGTTCATCGAATGTTTCTCCAGCAACATTTGGAATACCAGTCATTCGCTTTTTGTTTCTAATATCAACTGATGTATTCAACACATTGCGTCTTGCCAAACGAGAAGTATCTTGTTCATTTAGCATTGCAGTAAGTGGATATTTTCCTGATGGATCTTTAAACCCAGACACACCTACTGGTCTATTTTTAGAAGCAGTACCAGAATTAATTTCTGATTGTGTAGCAGATTTGTTTACATCATTCTCAGGAGCATTTGGCTTAGTAAATTCTTCGGTTACTTGCTTTTCTGTCTCTTGTGAGTTATCAATTATCTTACATAATTTAGAGTATGTAACCACTTTGGGATAATCAATAGCGTAACCCCCCGGATTAACTTTCTTGGTACAGGTAGATAATGCTTCTTCTAAACTATTAAAACTCAGCCGGCCGCGGCCGCCAAATGAATTTATGAAATATTGTGCTACAGATTTTGCGGCGACCTTTGGATCATTAATCTGCGATGGATCAGACTCAAGATCTATACCAATTTTAGAGCCGATATTTTTATAATTACTTCTAAAAGTAATTTGAATAAAGCCACCACCACGGAAATTATATCCATCTCCTGATACTTGATCTTTATTTCCATATCTATTAGCATACACAAAGTTTGCAAGTTTCTCTTCGTTACCAAGATACTGTGCAGTTTCGGTATCAGTTAACTTACTGAAGTAATTTGGGTAGACAGTTTTCAGTCTGGATACTGTGGTATAATTTAGACTTTCACGTTTTAATTTAAATGCACTCTCTTTGGCAATGTTAGAAAGAATACCTATTAATGCATAGGGATCTTTGATGCCGAAATTTAATAGAGTTTCATATACCAAAGAAACATTATTACCAAACTTAGCTACCATTTCTGTTATATCTAATGGTGGTATTAAATTGGTGTCAGTTGCAACTGGAGTACCAGATGAATCTGTTACTGCTTGGCCAGAAGAATCCGTAAGTGTTCCAGCAGATGATTCAAGAACAGTGGCATTAGGTACCGTAATAGAAGAATTAACTTCTTCTATTAAATTAGAAAGTGGATTTTTGTATAGAGGAATTCCAGCAAAAGAACCTAATATTATTGGTTGTTGCTTTGATTCTCCGTCTTGAAAAAACAAAAATACCGTGGTGCCTTCTAAATACTGAGGTACAGCATCACCAATACCCGATAAAGAAGCAGAAGAAGCTGGCATCAACGGTATGGCCCATGGCAAATCTTCGGTTGGAATATCTACCATAGATTCTGTGTGTACACCAAAAACACGAACTTTTACTCTACCAAGCTTCAATGGGTCCGAGATTCTATCCTCTATAATACCTAGATAAAAATTATTCATTGAGAAATTTCTTTAACAAAAGAGTCAGAAATTATTTCCATTTCCATACTATGTTTACCTGCTATAATTCTGTGTCTTATCGCTGTGATGAGATACTTACCAGTGAAATATTCCGATTCGGCATTAGTCTTTATATCATCACTAGCAATTTCACGGCCCTTAGGCGAAGTATAGTTTATGGTCTGTCCTATCTTTATGTCCGTGCGGCCGAACACTTTGATGTTGAACTTAAAAGCCCTAATCTGCTCCATCAGCGAGTTTCTCTGAAGCATAGTATCATGTATTCTTTGTGACTTAAACGATCCGTTTAGATAATCATTTTGTCCAGCAAAGTGAATTGATGCTTTGAGATTTTTGTAAAAATTCTTCGATTTTAGTGGAGAATTGTTAGTATGATTACCCTTTGAAAAATCTTTCAGATAATCATATTTCGTTTTCTTAATCTTCTTTGTAGTCAAATCATAAGTGTAAAGGATACCACCATACATGCCAGCCGATAGATTTCTCATATAATCGAATGTCACTGGCATTTCTACCAACTCAACAAATGAATATCTCTTTTCAATATCACCACCAATAGCTGTAGTTGAATTCACATCAGACAAAACATAATCTCTAGCTATGGGTGCCGACAACAAAGAATCTATAGATGTATATTTGTATTCTTTGTTGTTTTCATAGAATAGAAAATTAGATATGCCTCTTTTATTTAAGCTCTTTGTTGTGAGCCAATTGATTGTCTGCATCGGACTCCAATACGGAGCAACAAATGAATAATCGTTTGCTGTAGCATCAAAGTCAATTTTCTTCTCCGAGCCGAGACCGTATACTTTATTTGTGAAGATTTCCTGAATAGTCTTTGTTATATTGCCCTTGAAGGACTTAGATATTTTGGAATTAGTTGAACTGATTAATTCTAATGAGCAAAAATGAAGTAAATACGTTGATGATCGTTTGTTTTGAACTAATTCCGAGAGTTTATAAACGTAGAATTCTTTTATAATACTCTGCACAAGAGAAGGTGTTTGTATATCTATATAAAGAATTTCTTCGCCGATTATCGGTAAAGTATTAATAAGATCCAACGAATCTTGAATTAATAGATATCCCGACATTGTGTTTGAAAATATATCTTCGTATATTGTCATATCATAAACGACAGCAGAAAGATCAAGAATCTTACCATTGTTAGATCTTAGATCAAATCTTCTTATGTTTATCTCACCTGGGGTGGTGATTGAGGTTTTAATTTCAGCCATTTAGAGCAT